AAAATGTATTTTATTATTACATGAAGGATCACCACAACTTATATAAACATTTTCATTTTCATTCCAAGAAAGAATGTTAGGATCATCTTTAGATGTTTTGAATGTTTTCAAGGGATTAGTTTTAGTTAAACGTGTTTCAATTAAAGACCAAGCATCGAATAGATGATAAACTATGCCTTCTGGAGTATTAACTCTAAAAATAAGACAATTTACTCTAGATATGCTAAGATCTTGAGGTTCTCTTTCTTTTATTACTATATCAACAGGATATTGAGGGGAACCTCTGCCAATACTTATCGTATTTTGATTAAATATATAAGTTTTGCCTTCAAAATTAATTATTAATTCTTTATTAATATTTTCATCACTACCAGGTATATGTGGTTTTATAAAATATTCATAAAAATATTCTTTTCTTTGAATTACAGATTTAGTAAAATCATTTAATATACCTATATAACATGACCGCATATTTCTTCCAATGTCTGTAGATAAAGATGTGGATGTATTTTGACTAGATTGATAATTACTAACATTTCCTACTTTGTTGGCGGTTTGAAGAGTTTTAAGAAATAGTAATAAACTATTTTTATCACTAGATGAAAGTTTATCAAATTCTTCAATATAATCAGGTTCGTTAAAATCAAAGTCATTAATATTATCTAAAGTAGATATCCCGATATTATCGTATACAAAATCTACTAATTCTGCCAATCCAAATTTATCTAGTTGTTGTTTCAGACTAAAATCCATTGTTAAGTATAATATTAATTGAACCTATTAAATATATTTCAATTAATAATATAATGAAGTGTAAATGTAAAATTTTAAAAAAAAATAAAGTGGGTGTTATAAAAGAATATGATGTTAGTTATAATTTGGATTGTACCATGTATAATGGTAAATATGTAATTACGTATAAAGACTGGATTAACAAACATGACATCCTCGATTTTGATTTTGATTCAAACAAGAAAACCAGTCTTGGTGAAGTAAATTAATATCAATTCTATCTTTATCATTTTTATTTATACATTTATTAATTATTGTTCTAATTTTTTTATTTTTAATTTTAATAGTTGAAAAAATTAATTCTTCGTTATTAAAATAATTTTTTAAAGATTCTGTATTATAATCATTGAATGGTTTTTCATCTGAAAATAAATAGTATAATATTAGACCTAAACTATATATATCTACTTTAAGAGTATAAGGTTTATTTAAATATACTTCTGGTGCCATATAACGCAATGTTCCGGTTCCACCGGTCATTACATAATTACCGCTAGTATCGATAGTATAATATTTACTTAAACCAAAATCAGTTAATTTAACCATACATTCTTTTGTAATTAATACATTTTCAGGTTTTAGGTCTCTATATATAATGGGTGGTTTGCAATTATGTAAAAAATTTATGACATTTATTAATTGTGATGCAATATGAGATTTTTTAGAAAAAGATAAAGACATAGTAGATTTTTTTAAATATTCATGTAAATTTACACCATCTATTTTTTCCATTAAAATACTTATATCATTATAATCATTATTAAAAGATATCCCCATAAATTGAACCAAATTGGGGTGTCTTAAACTACTCCATACATTGATTTCCTTTAAAAAATCCAAAAAATTATATATTTTAGAAGTTTTAGGTTTTTTAATTGCTATTTTAGAACCACGCCAATTACAATTATAAATATTTGAGAAGGAACCACTAGCAAATTCAGGATAAATTATATTTAATTCACTCTCATCAATTAACCAATGACCATTTTCTGCATTTTTTTTTGTATTGGTAATTAGTTCTATAATTTCATTTTTATTTAAGTTATCTAGTTTGCTAAAACTAGGATTTTTATTTAATGATAGAAATATTTCTTCATTATTTGAATCTGGTTCTTCAACAGATAACATATAATATATTATGTTATCTATCTATTTATGTTGTTTACAATGATAAACTTACAGTGTTTTTATCTGATTTTTTTTTACGTTGGCTTTTAGGTGCCGAACTACTTTTGATACTGTTGTTCATTTCTTTTAACTCAGACAAACTTACTGTACTACCTTCTTCTTGATTAGGATTTTTAATATTTACTTTTTTAGTTTTAATACCACCTAAAATGTCTGATATGTCTGATGGTCCTTTCATTTCTTGACGCATACCTTGTAAATCGTTTTTCATAGAACGCTCCGCTGGTTCAGGTCTTACATTCGCGGGTCTATCATTTGTACTACTACTGCTAGAATTCTGAGTAAATGGATTAACTTTTGGAGGGTTTTTGTCCTCCATAACATCATTCATAAAATTAGAAAACCCTGGTTTATCCTCATTCATGGAATTAACGGCTGCTTGAGTAAATTGTTGCATTAATTCAGGATTTTGCCTCATTATATCATCCATACCAGGCATTGCTGATTTAAACATAGTATTGCTCATATGCAACATCATAGCACCACCGCCTAGTTGAAATAATAGTTTAATTTCAGGAGCCATTTTAGCTTTAGATTTATATTTTTCGTGCAGTTCTCCAAATATTTCATCATAATCCTCTATACCTTCATTAATTTGTTCTGCCCAACCATCTAATTTAAGATCAAACGGATCAAATTTATTGTTAAGAAATTCTAAACCAGTTATGCATGCCATCAACATTTTACCTTGAAATTTAATGCTATTAGCTTTTTGTTTTTCATTTATAATATTCTCATATTCTCCCTGCATTTCTGCTAATGGAGATTCCATAGTATATTTTTTAGTTAGTTGTACACCTTTATTTTCTAAGTCTTCTAATTTTCTTAAATATTTAAATTTTTCTCTAAGCAATTCTTCTTTGCTTAATTCGGGTTGTTTATTAACATTATTAGGTGTATTTATAGGTATATCATTAAATTTTCCATAACCATCCCATGTCTTTTTATCTTGTTCAATGTTGGTAGTAGATTTACCAACACTATCAAAATTATTACTATCGATATTAAAGGTTACATTTCCAGGATCAGGTTCAGGATTATTAAATACATCATTTTTACTAAATTTATTATCATCCAATATTGATTCTGATAAATTATTTAACTCGTCTTCTAATTCATTTAATTCACTAATGTTAACATCTGCATTTTTTTCTTCATTAGACTTAGATAATTTTTTATCATTCATTAACAATTCTGCTGCTGGACCTAAATTTGAACTTGGTAGATTGTCTAAATCTATTTTAATATTTTCGTCATCATTAAGTTGAATATCTATAACTTCAGGTGTATAGCTCATTATGAATTATTAATAACATTTAATTTTAAGTTATACGCATTTATTTTTAATAAAATAAACTACTTGTAACAATGTATCTGCCATATCATCTTTTTTTTTATTATTGTTAAAATTATCTATCCAAATTTTATTATTACTTTCTAGTAAACTTTTAACTATTTCTATAGCAAATTTTTTTCTTTCATTATATGTTTTTACTTCATTATTTTTATCATATTCTTTAAGTTTATTTATAGAGCTAATATAGTGTATATCACATATATTTCTATCAATAAAATACTGAGTAATCATGGCTTGCAACGCCTTCATTCTATTAGCTAATGGACTTATTTGGTTTTCAATAACCACTTTATCTATTTTGTAATCTTTAAAAACTTTATCATATTCTTCTTTAATTTTAATTCCAAGTTTAATTAGTGATATATCAGAGATATTAGATGTATCTAACATTTGTAAACATTTTGTATCTAAAAATTCTTTAATATTATTAGTTAAAACAGACTTATTTATTTTTTCATTTTGTATATCTATATTTTCATATAAATTATATTTAAATATAATTTCGTTAAGTTCTTTAATCGTTAAGCTTTTATATTTAAGAATATTTTTATCGGGTATTATAAGATTTGTCGTCTTAGCATGTTTATTACAATAATTACAATTATTTTTATCAGAAAATTTGGCTATATCTTTGCAATAAGGTTTATGACATTTAGGTAATAATCCTTCACTAAGGTTTATAGTATCCCATAATAAAATTTCATATTCATTATTATCATTTAATTTAATTAAACAATGAGCTAAGTTTTTAATACCAACATCAATAGATAAAATATGCATTTTTATATTTTATCTATATATAACTATTTATATACGTTAAGCGAATTAACAGTTATAAAAGGAGTGCTATTTCTACTATTTAATTTTTCTCTTGATAAATAAATATTTTTAAGATCACTATTAGAGTATCCATAAGGTACAGACTTTATGTTTGAAGGGGTAAATAAGAATGGTGTATTATTCATATTATTATTAATGTATGGTGTATTGTAATTACAACAAGTCTTAAGTGCTGACTTCATATTTTGTTTCATAATATTCTCAGAATTTCTCATTAAATAGTCGTGATATTCCCAATTATTGGTTATGTTATTTTTTTTTTTTATAGTTTCATTTATAACAGAACCTAGTCTCCAATCAGTAAATTGTCTACTATCATCCATTAATGGAGGAAAATCGAAATGTATATTATTTGAATCAGAATAACAAGTAGCCCAACTCATATATATTTAAATGTGAGAAAACAATTATTCATTATTTAAAAAATTTAATAATTCTTCTTTTGTTTTTCCAGATACTTTCCCTCCTTTTTCACTTACTAATTTTTTTAATTCTTTAACATTCATTGAATTGTAATCTTTTTCTTTTTCATCTTGTGTCTCTGTATTTTTATTTTCCACAAAAATACCTGGTTCAGGCGTGTTCTTAAAATTTTCTGCATGATTTTGAGCGGTAAGATTATCATCAATCGAATCATATCCTGTGAAAGAAATTCCTAAAACTGCATCATTGTCTTCTACATTACTTTGTAAAAGATTTACTTCGTCTATCGTTTCTTCTTTACTGATAATATTAGTAGATGGTATTACTGATTCAATGATCTTGATGTTGTCATTGTCTTCAACACCTTCATCATCATGATCATCATCATCATCATCATCATCATCATCATCATCAGCATCATCATCATCATCATCA